CCCCGGCTTGTAGAGCCCGAGGTCGGCCAGCCGAGGAGCGCCGAACTGGTATTTCCCGGCATAGCCGAACTGATTGACCGCCTGCGGATTGCCGCCCGATTCCGCCTGCGCAAGCTGGACCGGAGCGCCCTTGCCCAGGTTCTGCACATAGGCCAGGGCTTCCGCAGGGGGCAGGTTGGCCAGCGGGCCAGTCGCGTTCTTGATCGCGATGGCGCCCTGGAGCTTGGAAAGCGTTCCGAACGCACCCGACCGCTTCAGCCCTTCAGTCACAGACTGGTATCGGGCGACGTCGATATCCTGCCCGGCACTCAGGCCGGCAACCATGTCGGTTGCCTCGGCCACGTACTCGGCGCGATCCTGGCCGTCCATCTGCTTTTGCAAGCGAAGGGACGACACGCCCTTGGTGAACACGGCCTGCTTCTGAGCCGGGCTAAGCGATGAATTAGGATTCTCAAGGACGGACGAACGAAGGTGCTGCGTCGCCGCATCGAATCCCTTCTCCTGGTAAACCTGCAAAGCGGAACGGGTGGCGACCTCCCCATGCGCACGAGAAATCGCGTCGGCGTACAGCTCGTCGCCCTTCTCCTGCGTGAAGATCCCGAGGTTCACCCCAGAGTCGATCACCCCCCGGAATTTCTCGATCTTCGCCTGGCCCTCTTCGGAGTCCAGCGTTCCCGCCATGGCGGCCCCGACAACATCGTCTCCCGAACGGGTGGCAAGCGTGTTGATCCGCTCGGTATTGAGCCGGCGGTCTTCTCTCCGGCGGTCGTTCAGGATTGCGCCGTAGGCCCCATTTCCAGCCCCCCCAAGAGCCTTGGTCAGGCCGGGGAGCGCCCATTTCTCCGCCCCGCCCCGCTTGCTGTCCGTGTAGGCGGACCACTCGGCCTTGAAGCCTTCGGGATTGAGGTGATGCTTGTCCGCGAGTTCGATCCGCTTGGCCGCGATCTCGTTTTCCTGCTCGGCCATGTACCCAGCACGGGCTTCCAGTTCCTCCCGCTTGGCCTCCCGCTGCGCGTCCTCGGCGATCCCAAAGCCTACGCCCGCGAGTTCCCTTCCCGCCCCCGCAACCATCGTCCACTCGCGGGCCGTCGACCACTGATCGGCGTTGATCGTTGGCGTCAGCTTCATCGGCTGGGAAGTGTTTCCCCTCCGCCTGGGAATGGGCAGTCCGGTGCCGGCCATCAGAACCTCGCCGAGGAAGCAGCGCGACCGAGCCCGCTGAGGATCGTCACGGTCGACGCCGTGTTGGCCGCGAACATCGAATACTTGGCTTTCCTGCGCGCCATTCCAGCCTCTTGACCGGAGTTCCAAGCGGAGCGACGCCAGGCATCGGACTCATTCAGGATGCCCGTCCGCTCAATCGATATATCCGTCCGCTCGTCTTCCGAAGCACTCTGCAGGATCGCCGTTCCGGTCGGGGAGTTCAGCCCTACCCCACGTCCAGCACGGATCGCCTGGATCGTCTCAAGCTGGGAAGTCAGCTCTTCCGTCCGACGGGCTTCCGTCTGGTCCGCCCGCGTGCGCTCGATCTGCGCATTGATCTCCTGTTCCTTCCGACGCTGATCGAGCTGCGCGGCCTCGAACCGTGCGGCCGCCGCCTGCTCCCTTCCCGCGCGACGTTGAGCACCCGCCTGGGCGAAGGTGCCCAGCAGGCCGATGCCCATGCCGACCATTTCCATGCCCGACATCAGTAGACCACCGTCGGCTTGATCCCCAGGACCGTAAGCGGAAGGGGGATCGGTTGCGTGATCGTCACCGTCGGCTCGCGCGACCAGCCGAGGAAGGTAAACCGCCTCCATCCCGTCCGAAGAGGGGGAGCGAGCGTCGGGTCTTCATGGACGTAGTAGGCGGAAAGCGTGTGGCCGTTCGCGGCAAAGCGAAGGCTTTCCAGGACGTAGACCTGGGCCTCGCAAATCCGCATCATCTCCCCGGCGCGAGAACCCTTGTCGTCCTGGATTTCCGGCGGAAGCGTCTCGATCACCCGGTCGTAGAAGAGACCAACGACATACGGGCCGGCGGGAACCGGATCGAGGGCGGGGGGATAAAGGCCAAGATAGAGCCCGCCTCGCGTCATCGCGTGCGCCTCGGTCGAGCCGAACCCCGAAGCAGCGGTCGCGAGCGTGTCGTCGATCACCGCTGCGTCAAGCGTGACCGAGTGGTCGAATACCTCCAGGAGAAACACGGTCTCGCCGTCGATCTCGCGCTGGACGCAGGCGTAGAGCTTTCCAGGCAGGGAACAGAACGACTTGTAGAGGCCCTGCGTATCCCAGGGGCGGAAGTTCCTGATATCTTCCTTGTCGACCAGCATCATGATCGCGGCTGTTCCATCGCCATTGCAGAACAGGCCGAACCGCTCATCCCCTCCGCCGAAATTGTCGACGAAGGCCGAGTCTACGATGTCGTTCAGCATGTGGCCGACGAGATACGAAAGCTCCCGCGCATCCCATGCCCGGCGAAGGTCTCCCGTCGGAAACGCCTTGATGACCGTCGAGCCCGACGTGAAGATTACTCCTCCATCGTAATGAGAAGTCCTGACGCGGGAACAGGCCCAGGTGCCGCCGAAATGGTTGAACGCCAGGGAGGAAGGACGGAACGGCGTCGTTTCGCTTTCCGGCACGTAGTAAGGCCCGTCGTCGGTAAAAATAAGCAGCTGTTCCTCGGAATGAATCTGCGAGATCGAGGTGCCGCTCGCGTCCCCGATGGTCTCGTAAAACCCGTCGGTATCCGACCCGTCCCCGACATCGAAATCGAAGATGTCTCCCAAGCTAGACCCAGCTAGGCCGTTCGGCACGGCCGCGCCCCCACCGAACAGAACGCGATTGCGGTGGATTTCGACACAATCCGCATAGCCGTTGACGGGCGAAAAAGCCGCTTCGGTCCAGTCCGAAACCGGGGCGGTCGAAGCGTCGGCGACACTCCCGATGGTCGTCGTGATGTTCGGCCCGATCAATCCCTCGGCCGTGAATTTCGTCAGGTTCTCGATGATCGCGACGATGATCGAGGTTCCGTCTGGAATAGAACAGACGAGACCCCTCGCTCCAGAAGTCTGGCCTTCAACCATATCGTCGACCGCAAACCCGGAGGAACTTGTGACCGTCAAATCCTGAAACGCCCGGAGAGGATCGAGCACCGTCCCGGTCGCTGTGTCCTCATCGGTCACGGCCGTAATCGCGATCTCTCGGTCGAGGATGCGGATATGCGTCCCGACATGCTCGGCAACCCACCAAGGGCCGGAAAGCTCCAGCGTGATCGAGCCCGTCAGAGCCGAGGGCGTGATCGTCACGTCGTCTGGAGCGACCTTGAAATACGGCTGCTTGATCCGGCCCGAGACCGTCGTCGTCCAAGGAATAGGGCTCTGCGACCACGAGGTTGGCGTATCCCTGACGACATGGCACATCATCGCGCGGTGGGTCAGCAGGATCACATTTCCCTGCTGAACCCAATCCATTTCGCGCCAGATATCTCCCGTCCAGGGGGCTCCCGTGATCGACCCGACAAATTCCCCGTCGGGCAGATAGGCGTGCATCGTGCCCCAGCCGAAGGTCAGGACGTACATCGTGTCCTGGTCGTAAACGAACTCGATGCAGCGGAACTCCGTCGAATGACGAGCCAGTTCCAGGGAGCCGGGACGACGACGATCTCCCCCGCCGATCAAAGCTTGGCCATTGCGGAGCGACTTCGCGCCCTTTTCGTACTGGGCGGTGTCGCGGCGCATCCGCACTTCCGGCCCGAGTTCCCCGGCGGAGAAATCGGTCTGCAGAACCTTCCGGCTAGCCACGGTACTGCCACGGCGGCCGGCGATAGTATCCGTAGCCGTTCCGCGCCTCCAGCGTCAGGGAGCGCCGGGGATCGACGGGCGTGGCGAGCTTGCTGTCTTCCGTCTTGCCGATCGCCACCATGTCCCGGGCTTCCGCAGCGCGGGCTTCGGCTTCCTCGTACTGATTGGCGGGAGACCGGAGGAAGATCGCCTCCATCTCCAGCGTGATCGCCATGCTGAACCAGCCGGGCCACTGCGCCTCGGGAACCCTCCAGGTGCCGACAACGATCAGATCAACCGTGTTGTCGTAGTCGCACAGCAGCTTGTCGCCCATGCGCTCGTACTCGACGACCATCCCACTGACTTCCGCCTTGCGGATGTACAGAAGGTCGGCCGGCATCTGGTAGTGATGCAGCCAAGCCGAGTTGGTCAGCGCGCCCAGGTAATTTAGTTGCCGGTAGGTCGAGGCGAACCGCCAGGGGTAGGACGTGAGGGCCGCGACGACGACCTTCTCATAATTCTCATGCGCGACCATGCCCTCGGCGGTCGAGCCTGGGAGTTGAGAGACCGGCTCGAAAGCAGCGCGCGTCAGCGCAGCATTGACGAATTGGAGGTCCATGCGGGCACAATGGTGCCGCAAGAGAAAGCCCCTCAACGCACAGGCGCTGAGGGGCTAGTTTGGCCAGGGAGGTGGCCGGGGTGAGACTTAGGCGGCGATGGCCGTCAGGGTCGGCGGGGCCATGCCCTTGTAGACAAGCACGTAGGGGATTTCCATGTCGCTCGTCACGTCCGACGAGAACACGACCTGGATGCGCGCCTGTTCGGTCACGGTGACAGTCCCAACGGGGATCTTCAGCATGCGGGAAGCCGCCAGCGTGCCCGACAGGGCCGCCTCGGTGCCGGCTTCGCGCCGCCAGTTCGTGCCATCGACCTTTCGGGCGACGGCCGCGATGACCGTGATCGACGTTTCGACCGCCGCGAAGCCCGTGGTGGCCTTCGCGAGATCGAGCCAGACCTCGACATCGACCAGCGGGCAATTCGCCTGCGGCGCGATCGTCAGGATCGGGAACGACGTGCTATCGGTCTGCGCCGAGTCGTCAATGTCGGTCGTGCCCGTCATCACCTGCGGCGTCAGGAACGCCAAGGCGTGACGAAGGGTATCCTCGTTGAAAATGGCCATCATGCCCTCCGACTAGGCGGCCTGCGCCGCGTTCTTGCGAGGCCGACCGCCCTTGTTCTTCGGCGGAGCCTCTGGCGCTGCTTCGTCGACCAACTCCAAAAACCGGCCCGGCGAGACACCAGCCGGGAGGGTTACGACCTCTCCCGGCTGGTTCAGCCTGCCGTTGATGTAGTGCGGCCGCTCGGTCACGCGATATCGCACGATCAGATGCTCTGCGTGCTGTTATCGCTGTACGCGCGCCAGGTGTGGTGCGCGCGGCCCGGGATCAGCCAGGCATTGACCGTGCCGCCATCGAAGTCAGCGGAGTTGGTCGTGTAGCGCAGCCCCAGATAGCGTTCGTAGCTGCCCGGGGGAAGCTGCACGAAGAAGGTGCTGCCAGTCACCAGGGCGGCTTCGAGCTGGGCGTTGATGACCGTCGCGTGGACCGTGGCGGAGGTCGCCAGGTTCGCGGTGCTGTCCGACTCGACCGTCACGGTCAAGGTCGGGGTGCCGTCGGCGTCGGTCAGGCTGGTCAGGCAATGGACCAGCACGCCCAGCCCCTCACCGGCCGCGATGTCGCGGATCGTGTTAGACCCGCCCATCGGGCCGAGGTCGATCACGTTCTCCGAGATCGCGTCCACCGTGATGGCCTGCGCCGAGGAGAACTGAAGCTGTGCGTCGAGACGGGTGCTCATGGATCGTGCCCTTTCAATCTTTCGCGCTGGACCTAGACCACACGCGCTTCGTTCTGGACCAGCGCATCGACGCGGCGGATCGGGATGCCGAGGAAGCTGACAACCGGCTTGCCCGCGACGGTATCGATCGTCAGGTTCACGTTGTCGGTCTTGCGCGCCTGCTTGTGCAGGGCGGCGCTGATCGTGCGATTGCAGTAGATCGACACCTTGCCGGTCGTCGACTGAATCCGGTGGTAAGCCGAGATCATTGCGTCGATCAGGTCGAGCGCGCCCGAATTGGCGACCAGGTTGGAGATGTCGATGTTCGCGATGCGGACCAGGTAGCGCCAGTCCGGCACCGCCATGCCCACCTGCCAGGTGTAGAGGTCCATCAGCGCGCGATAGCGGTTGTTGTCCCCGTCGAAGGCGTCGCCCTCGCCAAGGTCCTGGTGCTGGAGGCCCGCCATCTGCCCCTTCGGGTAGATCATCTTGCAGGAGTTCGCGCCCCAGCCGACAAACCACATCGAGGTGTTGTCCGTCGAGGTGCCGCCGCCGTCGATGATGTTGTCCGCGTTCTCCGCCGAGAGGCTGGAGAAGCGGGGAGAGAGGCCCATGAACTGCTCGGGGTCGGTCGAGACGTTGCCGTAGAACATGGCCGTCGCCATGGCCTGGTTCATCGACTCGATATGCGCCACGTTCTGCGACAGGCGATACGCGGCGGTCATGCCGTTCAGCCGGGCGACGCGAACGTCGATCTGCCCTCGGGCTTCCAGCGAACCGCAGACATCCGTCACCTGGGCCTCGACGCCCTTGCTGGACGGAACGCCCTGGTTGGCCATGCGCCAGTAGGAGTCAGGCAGGCCCGTGCGCTGCGTCGACTGGTGGCCGGTCGGCAGGTTGCCTTCCTCCCAGCCGGCGTCGAGGATGATTTCGTTCTGCTGGGCCAGCAGTTCCGCGATCATGGCCGGGGAGCCATCCGGGTCCATGTTCTTGGTGATGTCCAGCAGCGTGGGAAGCGTGCCAAAGGTTGACATGGTCAGACAGCCTTTCGTTCAGTGCCGGACATTCCCGGCCACATCCGATCCGCCAGCGATTTCTGGGCCGGTTTCGGAGCTTCCGGCAGCGAGCCGCCGCCGGGGATCTGTGTGGTTGCGCCACGGGCGATCAGGGCTTCGAGCGCCTGGAAGGTCGCCGCGTCGGTCGCGACTTCCATCAGCGCCGCCGCGTGGTTCTTGTCCCAGCCGGTGAGGAACGTCTGGACCGCCGCCTTGCGGGCGTCCGCGTTCTCGCCCAGCTTCTTGTGTTCCTCGGCGATCCGGGTCTTCTCGCTCGCGTCCCACTGCTGGTAGGCCGCGTGTTCCGCAATCATCGTCTGCGAAACCAGATCGTCGACCGCTTCCTGCGGGAGCCCCCGGCGAACCGCGAAGTCCAGCAGCACGGGAATCCGAGGGTCTTTCGGATCGATCTTGATCTCGGGCGTGCCTTCGGGAAGCTTGAAGTCCTTCGGCGGCTTGAACTCCAGCTTGTAGCCCGTCGGGTCTTTCGGCAGCCCGGCCTTGGCTTCGTCCGCCGCCTTCTTGAAACCCGAAAGCTCCTGGAAGTCCTTCAGCAGCGCGTCCTGATTGACCTTCCCGCCCGTCGCGTCCCAATACTTCACGTCCAAACCGTCGGGCGGCTTGGGCGCATCGGGGACCGGGGTGTCGCCCTGCGGGGCGGGAGTCGGAACTTGGTCGGTCACGCAGCCTTGCCTTTCTCTCGTGCCTTGAGGCCCGCTTCAACAGCGCCCTCGATTGCGCGCACAAACTGGCTTCTGACGGCCCTGACCCTCAACGCACTTTCCGAAGCCGACGGGTCTTCCGGGGAATCGATCGTCATGTCGCGCAGTTTGCGCAGCAGCTTTTCACCGCTGGCGTTGGAGAAAACGACCGCGCAGAGATCGGCGAACTCCGCGTCGATCTGGGGCATGATCTCGCCCTTGCCTTCACGCGCGGCCTGGCGCTTCGCGGCGAAGGTGTCGAACAGGCTAGCCATTGGGGCCTGCCAGGGAGGCCGGATCGAGCGGCTGTCCACCTCCCGAACTGGCTTCCAGGACGGGCATCAGTTGCTTGATCGCGGCATCGATTTCCGCCTTCCCCCGCATGACCCCGACACCAAGAAGCTCCTGGACCTGGGCGGCGAAGGAGAAGATGTCGACGACGATCGCTCCGATCTGGGGACCGAACTGGCCGACGATGACCTCGACGGCGCGGACGATTCTCAACAATTCCTCCTGCTCCTGCGCACGAAGCAGGGGAGAAATCGGCGTCATCGAGACGAAGCGAGGATCGAGGATCGATGTCTCGATCTGGTTCCCTTCCTCGTCCTGGATCGTCAGGGGCTTCAGGATTCCCCGCTTGGTCAGCAGGAACGCGAACCGCTTGAACAGCCGGTATTGGAGTTCCACCACGAGATTGGTCGCGGGCGTGCCCATGCGGCGCATGCGCTCGGCCGACTCGTCCATCCACTGCGAGGCGGAGGGAGGCGTCTTTCCCCGCTGTTCCGGCCGGTCCTGGAAATGGTTGCGCTTGATCGCCGAGCGAAGCTCGTCGGCCTGCATGAACGCGACATCGAACCGGCCCTTCGACTCGACCGCTTCGGGAGGCTCCGACCCTGGCGCCCGGGGAACCCATGAACCGGGAGGAGGCTTGTTCTCCAGGTTCATCATCCCGTCGTTCACGTAGCTGATCGTCGGGTCCGTCACCTCGTCGAGCTTCATGAGCTGGAGGTAGACGATGTGGTTGAGCGCCATGAAGGACGGAAGAGAGAGATAGGTAGGCCCCACCCCCCATGCCGTCATCGAGTCCGTCGACCAGCGGGCCGTGATGTCCGGCCTGGAACCGTCGCCAAGATAGGTTTGCTTGAACGCCAACCGCTGGTCGATCAGGACGACATAGACGTTCGTCTCGGTCCCGCGATTGCTCCAGTCGCGCCAGCAGCCGTCGATGACTTCGTGTTCCTGGTCGGCCGATCCCCAGGGCTTTTCGTCCGGCATTTTGGCTTCCGGCCAGAGGGTGCGGATGTCCTCGACCCGGCGCTTCTTCTCGCGGAACCAGCCGTCGATGAAGCCGTAGGGGCCACGGGTAATCAGCAGTTCCGTCATCGGGATCGCTTCGCAGTGAAGCGGCTCGGCCAGGGCGATGTCCTGGACCGTCAGCGACATGGTGCTGACCGACAAGTCCAGGTAGGACGCCTGCAGCGCCTGGTGCAGATTCGACCGGCGCATTTCCGCGAAAATCACCCGCTGGGCGACCCCTACCTGTTCGGCCACATCCTTTTCAATCGCCGCGTCCAGCCCCTCGACCGCCCCGAGTTCGATCCAGTCGCTGTTCTGGGGCGTGAAGGTCGCGAGCATTTCAGCCGCGAATTCCTGGATCACGCTCATCAGGATGTCGTCGTAGATATCGTCCAACTGGTCGACCGGATGATCCCGGTCGAAAGGGGTTCTCCAAGGGAGGGCGTAGCGGTAGGCGTCGGAGATACGGCGTTTGTGCCGCTGGAAATCCTGCTTTGCGCGCTGGACCTTCTTCAGGACGGTCGCGACGATTTCCTGTTCAAGCGACTGCGGAGCGCCATCCAGCATTACCCGGCCCCGAGATTCGACTGCCCGCGCGAGGGCGTACCGAACAGGCTACGGGTTCCAAACCGGCGATTGCGGGTCCGGGTGGCCTGCGAGAGTTCTTCCTGCTTCGACCGGATGCGATCCTGCTCGGCTCGACGTTGCTCTTCCTCGCGACGTTGAGCGATCGAGGGATCTTCCGGGGGCGGCTGGTAGACCGGGGCATCGCCCCCGCCACCGCCGCCAAAAAGTCCACTGAACAATCCGCTCACGCCTGTCCTCCAGGTTACGGGGCGGAAGATGGGCGCTAGGCGGAAGGCTCCTCAACGCACAGGGACGCCTCCTCCCCTCCCTGGCGAAGGAGATCGCGGTATAGCTGGTAGGGAGTAAGCGCCAGGCTGTGGATGCCCAGGAGCGATTTGACCGCCCCGACGCAGTACCAGGTCGCGGGCGAGAACTTCCGGTCGTACCTTCCTTTGAAGCGCACGACCTTGCTGGACTGAAGGAGAACCCCGAAGGGGCCGGACCACTCGTCTTCCGTCATCAATCGGATGGACGTCCCTGGTCTGGCGGGGTCGAAGTAAATCCAGTGCCTCCGGTCGGCGTACCACGAGGCGCAACAAATATGCTTGAAGCCCGGCTTGAAGAATTTCGACCACCAGTAAGACCCCGGGGGCTCGCAGAAGAACACGAGCCACAATCTCCTGGGAGGCTCGTTAGCGGCCACGCAAGGCCGTCCGCTTGGCATACGGGTGATAGGCTCCCTTCGTCGGGGCGAGGACTTGCGCCGGCCCGGCAGAACCCGTCAGCAGCATCATCCCCTCCCCTCCCCCGAGGAGTCCGTACCCGAACGCATCCGCAGGGTCGGAATACTCGTCCTTCTCCGGTTCGTTCGAGTAATGCTCGCCAGCCGTCTTCATCCGCCGGTAATGCCACCCCCCATCGAGAGACGCGATCAGGGTCGAGCAAGCGGGAGAGACAAGAAGCGATGGCTTGCCCTCGGACATCCGGGTCAGCACCGCTTCAATCGATTGAAGCCTGACCGTGAACAGGATATTCGGAGCCGGGTAGATCGGAAGGCGCTGCGCCCGGAAAATCTGGAACGGCGTCTGTTCGTCGTTCTGGCCCTTGAAATCCCCGGAGGGGTCGCCCCAGAGCCGGAAGGGCTGCCCGGGGAATTTCTGCGCCAACTCGTTTCGCAGGAGAGGCGCGAATTTCGACGCCCCCATGTCGCGAGCGATCAACTCGTGCAGGACATACCAGGTGCCCCGAATATTCTGCATGAAGATCGCGCAAGGCCGACGACCGAAATCGCACCCGACGATCAAGGGGACGCCCGGGACCGCCTCGATCGGCTTCTTCGCGACGTGCACTGCCCGGTTGAAATCGGGAACAACCGGCTTCCCATCCCTCCGGGGGGACACCCGGTTCATCACGTTCGCGTCGATCCAGCTCTTGGTCTTCCCCTGGATGACGTTCGTATAATAATTCGCAGGGAGATATTTCAGGTTCTCCGCGTGAGGGTTGGGATCGTAGCGCGACACCCCGCCCTCGCTGTCCTTGATCTCGATCAGCCCCGCCGGCTGGACCCAGAACTCCCAGGTTGGAGGCTTCCGATGCGACTGCCGCTGCTCCTCGGTAAACCAGTCGGGCATCGCCACGTCCTGGCGCATGATCGGCACCCAATGCGTCTCGTCCGGCGCATTCATATCCGCGATCACTTCCGGATGTACCGCCCCGCCATCGATCGCCCGGGGAAATCTCCCGACGCGCGAAACCGCCTCGTCGAACAAAAGCCGAGGCATGAACTGCAACTCGTTGAAGTAACACATGGTCGTTTCAAGCGACCGGAAATACGCCGCCTCCGCCTCGCCCTCCAGGGCAACGAAGTGAACGTCCAACTCTACGTCCGCCACCCTGATCTCGTGGAACATCGGCTTCGACCAGTAGAACTTGCCGAACTCATGCTCCGGCCACCACTCCAGCCACGACTTGATCGTCGTGTCCTCCAGCTTGGAGTACGTTTCCCGGAATACGTGGACCCGACAGCGCCGCTTACCATCAGCCTGCTTCTTCTGCGCCAGCGCCTTCATCCAAATCTTCATCATCGAGCCGAGCGTCTTGCCCGACCCGATCGGTCCCTGGATGATATTCACCGGGGCGGTCGACGACATATACCGATCAAGGATGTCGCCGTCGGGCTGGAACTCCTTCATGCTACCCCGTCGAAAACAGACCGCCGGCGAACAACCGGCGCGACATCCGAAGCCAGCGCGATCCTCGGCACCCCGGGCCACCCCTCATGCGCCAGCACAACCCGCTCGCCCCGCACCTCGATAACCGAGTAGACCCCACCCGCGTACCGCACGAGCGTCCCCACCGCGATCATTCCGGCGCATCCTCAGCCGGGGCCTCCTCCTCAACCACAGGCTCCTCTACAGGCGCATCCCGGGCCTGCTCCCGCACAAACGCAGCCCGATCCGCAACTCGCTGTACCCGCTGCCTGCGCGCCCGCACCAATGCCGACGGCGATGTCGTGCCCATATCAGCGACCTCCAGAAAAAAACTGCGCATGCCCAAAACCAGGGCGGGGACATCCTTGCGGGGAGAAGGGCCGTGCCACTACGATCGCCCGTTTTTGCCCCACGGTGGGGCGCGACGCATCGCCTGGCAGATCGAGGCCGGGTGGGGTCGTCAGCCATGCCCTAGGCGCATCGTTAACCCTGCGATGCATAAGAGTTATTATGGAAAGCCAGCGCTGCTTATCGCGTGATATCAATGCGTTGTGAGGCATAGCCCGCTACTCGCCTGCCTCGGTTGTCTCGCCAGCGACAGGCAGGGCATCTGTACCGGGCGTTATGTCTATCGCACCATCACCTGGCGCTGCGTCTGGCGCATGCCTGAGCTTCACCACATAGCCTGGCGTTACGTTCACGTTGACCTGCACACCGTGGTTGTTGCTGGGCGGGGCGAAGCCGGCTATCGCACTGATATGCTTGGCAATGTCGGCTTGTACATGCTCTGACTTGGCGTCCAGCAGGCGGATCAGCGTGCCCACTGCTGGCAGCTGTGCCTTATCGATGGCCTGGCGTGCTTTGAGAGCGATAAACACCCGCCCAGCAGGTTTATTGATCCACCTGTTTAGATGCTCTGGGCTAATGCCTGCGGCTTGTGCTGCGGCTTTCTGCGTCTTGGCATCCCCTGACAACAGCAGGTCAAGCGCATGACTTACCTTGGCTGGCGCACGGGGTTTCTTGCGCAGGTCGGGTGGGATTTGGTCGGGATCGCGATGCTTTAGTGCAAGGCCAGACATGGGGTGATGATGCTGCGTGGCGCTAGCCCTGAACAACGCACCAGGCAGGGTTAGCCGGGCCTCACTACCGTTCGTCCACATGGATGGAAGTGGCTTAGGATTTAGACGCGCCCGAGACGATGGGGCTGTGTGCTGGAATGCTTGTCAAGTGGCGGGAAAAGATCGTTTTGTTTCAACGCGGCCATTGGTCATGGTTGCTGCACTATTGGCATGTCATTTGGTGCGTGTTCGTTACGGTATCAGAATGGTCTGTCGATTAATCGTACGGTTCGTCGATTTCTCTCTTGCAGACTTCTCTGCACTGTGAGATGGTTCTTTCAACGGCGCGGGCATAGGGCAAGCGCCAAGGGTCGGAGGGACCGGACCATGACCAGCGAGATGAAGAAGCAGAAAATCCTGACCTGCATCGCAACGCGCGGATGGTTCACAAGCGAAATTTATTACGCTGAAGCCAACGAGCTTTACCGCGCTGGCCTGATAAAGTTCAGCACCCGCTATTCGGTCGGGGGCAATCCCAAGACCGTATGGGTTGCCGCCTAACCCCGCGCGGTGCATCAGGGGTACGTCATCGGCCTGATCGCCGGCAACGTGGTGGGGAGGCTGCGCGCCTAGCGCGCGATCTTCCCCAACGGCCCCGTCGACGGTGTCCAGCCCGTCGCGGGGCTTAGGGGCGTAGAGAGCAACGCATTTGGGAGGATTGGACGATGACGAACCATGATTACACTTCCGGCCCCTGGGTTCTCGACGGACGCACGATCAGCGGCCCCGGGCATTCCCCCATCGCCGACATGCGGGGCTCCAACCCTCGATACCACGAGGACGCACGGGCTATCGCGGCCCTGCCGGCTCTCCTGGCGGCGGCGGAAAAGGCGGCGCATTGGTTCCGCCATCATTCGGGCGCCGACACGCGGGCCGAAACCCTCGATGCCTACTCCGCCCTAACTCACGCGCTTATGGCTGCCACGCTGCCGACGGAAAGCCGCAACCCATGACCACGCATCTTGACGCCTTGCGGCTTCGCCTCTCAAACGAGCGTGTCAGGCTGGCCAATGCCAAGACTGCCGGCGAACGCGAGATGCGCAGCGTCTGGGTTGCTGGCATTGAGAAGGAAATCCAGTGCGAGATGGCCGGCAAGTTTAGCGACACGCTGCCCAACATGACCGATGACGAGTTGCTTGCGGCCCTGGAGGCATGAACATGACCCCGCCCCTGATCTGCCGCGTAGGCGAAGCGCTGTACGGTCCCCATTGGGTTAGGCCACTGGCCTCTGCCTTGGGCGTGTCGGAACGCACCATGCGCTACTGGCAGGATGGAACGCGGGAACCGCCGGCCGGGATATGGGCCGATGCCCTGCGCCTGATCAGCGAGAAAGAGGCCGATCTGAAGGCCCTGAAACCACTGCTTCGTAGCCCTAAAGATTCCTAAGTGGCGTTTGGATCTGAAAGCCCGGCCTCCCCCTCGTCTGCCTCGATTACCGAGCCTTCCGCATCCATCCGGCGCTTGCCCCATCGGACGTTCGCCGCCATCCTGGCTACCTCGGTCCTGCGCTCCGGGGTCTGGCCTTCTACGCGAGCGACAGCACCTTTCTTGCCCAATTCCTTCATGCGAGCACGGAATGTAGGGGTGCCGACCGGCGCAGCAGCCTTGACATGGTAGCGCATGCTAGCCGCGTCTTGCATAACCCCGTTTGAGCCCTCGATCGACAGTTTATAGCCATCGGGGAACACCGCCCCCATCACAAATTCCAGCATCTCCCAGCGGATGCGGCGCCCGCTCGGCTCGTCAGGGTGGACGCACTTGGCCCAATACCCCGAGCTAAGCCCGGCTGCGTGGTCCAGCTCCAGGCACGTCCAGCCTACCTCGACACGCCTACGCTCAACCTCAGCCACGACAGCGCGGTATATGCTGGTGACCGTCATCAGCAAAACACCACCAGCCCGTTGTCGAGCATGTAGAGGGTTGTCCAAGGTCGGCAGGAATCGGCCGTCAGGTAGACGCTTGCGCTGATCAGGGCAGCGCTGGCGAGGGTCGCGGCTATGCTCCAGGTTGCGCGCGTTTCCCTTGCCGTCCACTTGAAGCCAGGGCGTAGGCAGGCTGGTAGCATGACAGGCAGATGCCATCGCTGACGGCGGGTGATGGAGTTCATCGTGGCAGCCTCCGCATGATCTTGCCCAGGCCAACAACAAACCGGTCGCGCGACACCACGGGCTCTGCGGCCAGCAAGTCGTCGATAAGGTCTATCGGCCATGAATTGGGATGGTTGCGCGAGTAACCCAGCATGTAGGCCATTCGCGCTCGCTCTTGCGTCCATAGCTGGCAGGCGGGCATGTCGGGGGCCGTGGCGCTCATGTGCCGTTTTCCAGCACGTCGCGCAGATGTCGCCGGGCAGGTTCTTGCTGTGCCTCGTATTCGGCTTCCTCGTATTTATCCAT